GCAGCAGGTGCGGCCGCTTGGGCTCCTTTACCAACACCAGCCATAAGTTTGGAACCAAATCCACCTACTTTTTTACCAAGGCCTGAATTTGCAATAGAACCACCAATACCTTTAAGTCCTTTCATTACAGGTCCACCAACCATTCCTAATAAGTTTTTAAGAACTTGTCCTGTACCTTTTACTACACCACCAATAGAACCACCCATTGCTCCTAAACCAGTGTTTAATTGACCTGCAGCTATTGTAGCTGAACCTAATCCTTTAAGGGTAGACCCAAGAGGACCAGTTGCAAATGCAGTCAGAGATTGTGACATGGAATCAAATGTAGATAGTTGCATGGTACCATCATCATTCAACTTATCCATATTACCAGCCATCTTCTGAAGTTGTTCAGTTGATAATCCTAATGCTTGAGCAGCTTGTCTCTTTTGGTAGATATCCATTTTATTAAATGCATCAATACCACCCATTTGTTTTAGAGCTTCTTTTACCGAAGCACCAATCTTACCATCATATGCTAATTGTCTTGCTTTGTTGAAATTGATATTTCTACCCAACATTGCACCCAATTCTAATTCTTTTGTGATAGATGATTCAAAATCTAATAATGAATCGGTTACTCCAGTAAGAGTACTCATATTCACCCCAAGTTTTCCAGCTGCAACTGCAGCCTCACCTATGTTTTTACCACCTTGTTTTCCATATTCAGCAAATGCCTGTGCAGAACCAGCTACATCAGCCATTACTTGAGATGGCATCAATCCATTTGCTTTTGCTAATTCTTTGGTAGATTCTGCAAGGTTTTGTCCCATTTCAGCCGAACCACCGTTCAACCTAGCGAAGTTACCAGTTAAAGCAGCGGCTTCTTGTCCACTAATACCCATGTTCGTTGCCATGAGATTAGTATTAAGTTGAGTTTGAAAGGATACATCTTTTAATCCACCAAATTCACTTGATAATCCTTTTGCTGATTCAAGTGCTTGAGGAAAAACTGTACCTAATACAGTTACTTGAGCAGTAGCTCCAGTCAATCCACCAACAAAACCACCCATTTGACGAGTAGTTTTTCCAACAGCTTCAGCTACGTACCCCAATCCCACTATAAGAGAACCAACTACACCACCTACGGTAGAAGTCAATAAAGAGGCAGTTTGTAATACACCACCTATGGCATCTTTTATTCCATTATATGTAGCATGTTGTTTTTCTAAGAATTGTTGTTGCTTCTCAGTCATTTGAGAAATTCCATTAGCAACATTACGTTCTTTCTCCATCAACTTGGCCAATTGACCATGAACACCACGTTTACCTTGTAGTGATTTGAACTCATCATCTAATTGTTTATTCAACAAACCACGAGTTACCACATCTTCTGATGAAGTTTGTAAAAGTTGATGATTTAAGTCTGAGATAGATTGTATTGAATCTCGTACATCACTATTAAGACCCGGCATTGCTGCCAATTTCTGAATCTTTTCACGTTCAAATGAAACTAATGATGCTTGAAGTCCAGTTAACCCCTTTAATGCCTTTTCCTGTGAGATTAAATCATCTACTTGAGCTTTATTAGCATCTTTAATTTGACGAACTTGTTCGTTAATTTCACGTAATACATTAAGATTTGCTTTATAGGATGCAGTTTGTTTTACGATAAGACGCTCTTCATCAGTCTTACCTTTGAGTGATTCATCAAGTAAGGCTTTCTGTTCAGCTCTTCTAGCTTGTAAATTCTTTAATTCGCCGTTATCAGCCATGAATTACTATCCCTATGAATATTTTTTTAAATCATCTTCCAATTCTTTGGCAAGTTTATCAATTGCCTTCATCTTATTGATGATGGGAGATGGTATATTTTTATTTTTTTGTGCAGCTTGGATTGCTCTATTGGTGGCATTAGTTTTTAATCCATCAAAAAATGCATCGGTGAATTTCTTACTAGCCGAGAATAATCCTTCGTTTATTTTTTCTTTTGACATAAGGGTCTCCTATATACTTTTATTCTTATATAAATATAGGGTAAAAAAAAAGTGAGGAAGTTTTTACTTCCTCACTCTTACATTGGGTCCTTTGGATGAGGTTTTTCTATTTACCTTATCCATTTCATCCTTTTCTTTCTTTTTAGAATCTACCAACTTTTTAAAGTAGAATCTTCTCCAATGGATTGGCATCGTATAAACTTCTGACCAAGTAAATCCATTACCATAGTTAACCATCTCCCAAATTTGATTATGGAGTTGGATACTATAATCACTCGGAAGGGTAAAAAAACCCTACCCCAAATGGGATATCAAGTGCCTCCGTCTCACCAGTTATATCTGATGTGAATAAGAATTTCAAATCCAAATCAGGTGAGATATCACGAACATAATTTCGTAGTGCGCGAGAATCTCTTGCTAATAAATTATTTTTAACAAAGTTATTGATGAATCCACGTTCATTATTACCATCCACTTCTTGAATCATAAATCTTAAACGAGTTGATACATCTTGAGATGCAGCATCAGTACCTTTTTGTACTAAACGTTGCATTGCTTGGATATCTTTGTTGATATCAATCTCATCCTTGTGAGTTAATAATCTGAATTTAATTGTCTTTTTAAGAGTAGGTAATTCAAACTCATAACTATTTTCAGGATTTAACAAAGAGTAATCCACATCTTTAGTCTGAACTTTGGATAAATCAATTGTTACCTTTTGTGGTTCTAATGAGAATGGGTCAGTAATCTCTACTTCATAATCTGCACCATAACCCAAGATACGAGTAGCTAATAAGATAGCGTTTTTATCACCTACAAAGATATCATTTATATCCAATCCTGGTTCTACAACCACAGATTCAAATAACTTATCCAACACCACCCCCTTTCTTATCAAATTTTGTGAAGCAAGTATATCTTCTTCCTTAGCGGTCATATACTTAATCTCCACAGTACCCTTTGATAATGGGTGTCCTTCTGGATAAACCTTTCCTTGTGATGGAAGTTCAATTACTTCCGTTGGAAAATCATAATTTGCCATAAACTTTTATTTAATTTGTTTGTATATAAATATATAATTTCAAAAAAGTTGAAAAAAAAAGAGTTCTCAACAAGAGAACTCTTTTTATATAGTAAAATGGAGTATTGTATTAGTATTCTAAAATTGCGTAATCGTAGGATAAAGTTAAAGTGATTTCTGATGGGTCATTTGATGCCCAATCTAAATCATTAAATACGGCATTACTAATGAATGCTCCTTTAATCTTCCAATTTTCGATTTTATCACCTACTGGTCCTAACATATAGATATCTAAATCTTTTTTGTAGAAATCAGCGTAACCATCACGACCTGTGATTGATTCATGAGATGTTCTTACCCATTCCATTACTTGTTGTGCTCCACTCGGTACGATTGGGTCAAATAATGTAATTTCTATATCTTGCCACTCACCTTTACCTTTAAGTTTTCTTTTAACGTTAATGTGGTCAAGGGTAACTACTTCAAATTGAATTGAAGGTCTGTTAGCTGTTTTGATAAGATATGATTGAATACCATCGATTTCCATGATGAAACGATTCTTCATCTTTGGTTCGAAATTGGTGTAGAACATATCGTTAAATTCTAATACTTCTGCCATTTTGTTTATTCTCCTATTATACTAATAAATATAGTTTTTTTATTTTTCTAATTATGCGGTGAAACTAGCCCCAGTCGGTAGAATGTTGAAATCAATTACAATGAATTCAGCCGTCTTAGTAGGTTGTAAGTAAATAGCCCCTGCCAAGATGTTTCTATCGATTACATCTGGTGTGTTATTAGATTCATCCATTACTACTCTAAACGAGTATAAACCTTGTCTTTGTTGTATTCCTTCTAAATAAGGATTAACAGTATTCAAGAATTTACCTCTTGTTTGAGCGGTGTTTTGTTCGAATACAAGGTATCTTGATGTAGATGCAATGTACTTCTTCACTTTAATAAGTAATCTTCTTACGTTGATTCTATCAAGTGCAGATGAACGGTCTTGAAGTGTTTTCTGTCCAAATGCCACGATACCTTCTCCAGGGAAAGAAGCGATTGGGTTGATTTTTCCTTCATATAATGTATCTCTTTCAGCATGTGTTAATCTGTTTAGAACAGAAACTGCTCCAGTGATACCACCTCTGTTTAACCCTGCAGGAGCAAACCATTCAGCTG